GATTCAATTACTATTTTACTTCCACCGTCTATCAGTTCTAACGATCCGCCACTGACAATTGGTGCATTTTTAATTAAATAATGATCTTGTGATCCACTTGTTACAGTGGATGTAATAAACACACTTGCACTTATTGTTGATGTAGTTGTGTTTGCTAAACGGATAGAGATGATCGCATCATCAGAATCACTTGTGTGCACTGCTGTTGCTGATGTTCCTACTGCATTTAAACCGTATCTTTCAAAATCTTGTGCCATATTACTCCTTTACTATAAGGCTATTGCCATTGCAACCGCAAATCCTGCTGATATTCCTGCAGATCCACTAGACGCTGCTGTTACTCTCCCTTTTGCATCTACTGTGATTGATGAATTTGTATAACTAGCTGCTGATACACCAGAGTCAGCTAGTGTTAATGCTCCGCCAGATGCGATTGTTGCATCACCCGATACTGCAGCCTCTTGATAACTTGTGCCATCTGCAACTAATATTTTAGCAGATGTGTTGTCAGGCATTCTTAATTGTGACCCAACAGTTAAATTTCCATTTACTCTATTAGATATAACATTAACAAAATTACCCATGTAAGCATGAGATGAACATTGATAGTATAAAATATTTGGTGTGTTTGCATCTACAGCTATTTGTGTATACGCACCAGAACTACCTGCAGTTCCGTTTGTGGTTACATTGGTTGTGTATGCTGTAGACTTATCTGCTTCTAAATAAAATCTTAAAGGGTGTGAACTGTTCGATGAATCAGATTGATCAAATCTATAGTAATATGGATACGATGAATCTGCACCAGATAATGTTATTGCTGGAGATTCTAATCCATCTAAATAATAAGCATTAGCTGATGCTCCTCCAGCACTTTGATATGGATGATTACCTGATTTAGCTGCAACTTTAACAGTAATAACTTTTGGCGCCGATGATGAACCATACTCCTCTGGTGTGGGTAAACCTATTTTTGAACTAGGAACTGTACAAAATACCTCTTTTGAACCTGCACTAAAATTAACAGCAGCATCACTATTAGAACTGGAGATAATGTAGGTTCTAGTTAATGTGCTTGCTCCTGAGTTTAAAGTTCCAAAACCAACTTCAAACTCTGTTGTTCCATTGTGGAAAATACAATAGTATGTTGTATTACTTCCACCAATTCCTGCAGAAAAAGTTTCAAAACCTGATACAGCTCCAGCTAAGGTGAACGCACCTGTCCCTGTAGTTGTACTTGTTTCTTTTACTCTGTCGTTTAATTTAAACGCCATATTTAATCCTTATTACGATGTTAAACTAATAATCGCATTTGATGGTGTACTTGGATCAGGGAATACAATAGTGAAGTCACCATTGGTCGCTGTCTTTGTTCCACCAAAATCTAAAACTACACACAACTTATCTGATTTATCATCATTATAAATAACTCCATAAGCTGCACTAAAAGTTGCGCTTGAAAAAGTTAAATTAGCAAAATCAACTGTCGCTGTTCCTGTTCCAGTAACAACTGCTTGACTCGCTAGTGCCGCTCCGCCAGTAGTGTATCCACTACCTCCACCAGAACTAACTTCATTAGCAACTCCTGAAGAGTATGCTGTAGCAGTGGCTGCGTAAGGTGAACCAGATCCGGCTGTGTACAAAGCTAGTTTAAAAGAATCGCCTCCAGTTGCAAAATTGTGTGTTCCTGAAAGTAATTCACTTTTAAAACTATGTGGTACTACATTTGCCATTTTTTATCTCCTTATTATGGTGATGGTGATTGCATTGGAGTACGAATAACACCATCTTGATATTCGTCTCTACGTCTTCTACCTTGTTGTTCGATAGAATAGGACGATAAAGCCCTTCTATATGAAGCCTCATAGTATTGTAACATATCTGCTGGACCTTTCAAGTACCCATATGTTTCTGCTAAACATGCATATAATAACAAATCTTGATATTTATTAGACACATAGGTCCCTACAGTTGAAGCTGGATTTGCCGTTGTCGGCAAAGTAGTACTTGTTATACTCACTGGTTGTTTTACATATGCTAAAGTTATCTCATATGTAGAGTTTGGAGTGGGTGCTACAACCCAAAAATTAGCGTCCCAATTAGCATAGTATTTAGGTAAACCTTGAGCAGTTGCTGGAGTATCATAAAAAGCTGCCATGTAAGTAGTTTCTTTTTTTTCTAAAAATACCTGCACATTTGGAGTTTGTGTTGTATCTTTTAATTGAACATATCTAATTATTCTTAAATCAGCCGGTATAGTTACATATCTGTTACCAGCAATTAGTGTAGATGTTGCATATACTCTATTGTCATCAGTATCTGACTCTCTTTGTATCCTATTTTCTGAATTTTTTATTATTGTATCTAGTATAGTGTTAGATAACACAGTATCATCAACTTCTGTATAATTTCTAATATCGGTTCTTAAATTATCTAAAGTATATGCCATTATTATTCTTTATATTTTGATTTTATTTTTTCTAATTTATGAACAGGAATTTCTGGTTCCGGGATGTCTTCATATAATTCTAAATGTTCATCTTTACATTGACATTGTTTGATACCAAATAATTTTGCAATAAAATTTTTTATTTTTTTAATCATGATACTAATGTAACTGGTCCTGCTGACACAGTCGCTCCTCCTGATTCTTCTGTTATACTAGGTGTTACACCTAATGTAAATGTATACTTATCGGCTGTAGTTACAGTTATACTAAAACCACTAGAGTTTTCATATGTTGTAAAAGCCACTCCTCCCGGACTACCTGTTACATTTCTAAATCTTACAGTATCACTACTTGATCTACCATGATTTTCTTCCGTAACTGTAATTGTTTGTGATCCTGAAGTTATTGAAAATGGGTCGTTGCCTAACATGGCAGCAACTGCTGGCTCTGTTCTACCAGGTCTAACATTTCTTAGTGATATTGCATCACCATTCATAGGTTTTGGTTCTAATTGTGGTTGCTTTGGTTCAAACTCCGATACATGCACAAAAGATCCATTCCATTCTCTAACCATCTCTTCGTATGGAAACTCCATACCCGATCTATCAGATATTGCTTTTGCATATTTACCTGTTGCGTATTTTGCCATTATGTACCTGGGTAGTAAGCTTTAGGTGTAATGTATGTGCTAGAAGCTGACCCATCCTCCTGTAATGCTCTTTGAAACTCATCTTCGTAAATTAATTTCATACCTTGCATTAATTGTGGTGCATACTTCATTGATAAATAATATGCCAAACCTGAAACCATACATGGTACAAATCTAAACGGAACGTCTGTTGCATTAGTATATGCACCAACGTCTTGAATTCTTTTTATAAAATAAAAATGCATATCTTTAGATGCGTTTGTAGAATCTGGTGTTGGATAAATATGGACTCTAACTTTATCAATAAATCTCTCCACCCAATATTGATTAGGTGTGCCCTTTGATAATTTATTTGAAAAACCAGCGTATGTAGATCTGTCAACCTTAGTCATTGGACTATCAGATTGATCTGTTGAAGTTCTATTAGACCTTAACTGTGCCTCAAGGATATCGGACATACCTGTGATACCATTTACTGGTGTTGTAACAGCACTTGTACCATCAGCACTTGATCTAAAAAAATCATAGTCTGATTGCCCCTCTATAAGATCCATATTCGTTTCGTCTATTTCCCAATAGTGAATACCTCTATTGCCCCATTCCTGAAGCATTATGTTTATAGATCTTCTAGATGTCTTTAACTGATAACCAGTTACGTTTTGAATACCCAGTCTTTCAAAAGCCTCTTCTATTATCTCATCAATAGAAAAAGTTTTATCAAACGTTGTTGTTCCCGAGGTAGTGTTAGCCATTTAACCTCCTAGCCAGTATAACCGATAGTGACAGAATCTGTAGTGGTTAAGTCTAAATATACTCCTGTTTCAAATCTAATACCATTTCCTGGAACATAAATATCTAAACCTTCACTACTAAATTTAGCTTGGAATTGTAAAGAACCTGTGCCGTCTGTTCCATCATGTAGTTTTACTAAACAATTAGTTCCACCATGAGCTTGTATATATGTAACTCTACATGGTCCTAAATTTGTACTACCACCTGTTATAGTTTTAAATCTTCCATCAGCTGTTAGCGTCGTAAACTTTTGGTCTGAACTCATATTTTCTCCTTAAAATTAAATGTGGGGCCTAAGCCCCACACTATTACCTATTAAAGTTCGGTATTAGCTGTTCTCTCTTTACCTGCTGAAATGTAATCTAAAGTCATTACTTTTGCAGCAGCTTCACCGTTTTGAATTGCAAATGAAACAGCCAACTCTTCGTCGTCTGGAGCATTTGTATTCACGGCAGATCCAACTTTTACGTTATCTTTATAAACAGAAAACTTTCTAATTCTTGGATCGTAATAAAATCCTAAAGTCATGAAAGTGTCGTCAGCTGCGTCACCACAAGAAACAGTTGTCTCTGTGCTGTCTTTTTTAATAATTAGATTTATTGAAGTTGATGCATCATCTTTTTCAAAAAAGATTCCATCAGTTACACCATCAATAATTGTTGTATCAGTTATAATTAAACCAATAGCAAAA